TTATTGAACGATAGGAACAGGCGCACACCTGCAATTAGGATGTGAGTCAAACCCCTCAGATAGTGGGAAAAGTTTCCCGTTCTTGTCTAAACAGAATGGACAAGCATCATTTTCTGCTAACCATTGCCATTCTTTTACTACCCCCGACTCATTCATTTGCATGATGGAAGTTTCACGGAAAACCTGGATTGTTTCAGTTCTTGAAATCAATACTGCTCGCTTGAAATTACCATCCATGTAATCACGCATAAGTCGTGCTGTCTTATAGGGATTTCTCCCTAAAGCCACACTATCTAAAAGTACCCGTTTAATAGCATCTGTAGTATCGGGATAGGATTTAAATAGCAAGTCTGATAACTTGCTTCCATCAGCAGTTCTACCGATGAAAGCATTGACAGTTGAAACGGGGAGTCGATTGTACGAAACATTGAATAAATCAATAATCTCTTGAGTCGACTCTATCCCCCATTTACCAAAAATAACTTGATTTTCTGCTATCACTTTTGAAGCATCAAACGAATACTTTAGTACCTGTTCTCGGCTTTCCTTTAGAAACTGTCTGTATAAGACTTCATGAAATAGCTGGTTCTCAGATTTGACTTCCATTTCAGCTAATCTTTTTATCAATCCCTCTAGCGTATTGCTTACACTTCCCCATTTTGTAGCTAGTTCCAAGTAAACCCTTTTATCCTGTGCCTCCATCTTATTGATGAAGTCAAGCATAATAACGCGAGACTCTTTTACATAATTTTTAGGCATACTTTTACCCTCTTATTTAACGGGGGTAAAAGTATCACCCATCAATGATTTAACTAAAGCATTTTGTTTACTCTGCTCATCAGCCGTTTTAGCGTCTACTGCTTCTGTGATTTGCTCATCAGTAAAACTTAACATTTTCATTGCACTTGATAGAGGTACACCAGAATCTGTAAAGATTTTCAAAGTTGTAGCCTTTTCATCCAAAGATGTGCTGAACATTTCTCCAAAGTCAAAGGTAGATTCAAAATCTCCGTTTTCATACTTTCCAACAGTCGGAGGGAATATTCCCAAGAAAATAGCAATTGTCAAAGCCATTTCTGATAAAGTTTTTAACCCACTAATAAAATTACCCCTTGCTTCCTCGGCTTTATCAATAGCACCAGCTAACAGTAATGAAATAGCTTTACCTGATAAATTACCATCCTTTAATGAAAAATATTTAAGCTCAGGCATATCGTTTTCTATTTCATTCATCATGGAATTCAAAATTGCTAGGGCAGAGTCATAATTGATATTAGGTACGAGGGTATCTAATTTATATGTTCCTGGCATACTGATTATTGAATCATCATCCAGAGTAATTGAATCACCGAGTTTCAAAGCGGGTAAAGGTCTTCCACTTTTATCAGTTGCATCAGTTCCAGATATAAATAAAGGCTTATTGAATCTGAATAACATATCATTCAATCTGGTAGCTTCTCTATTTGCCTCATCAATTTTAGAAAGAGCATGAGAAACACAAGAAACTCCCCTGTTTTCCCCTATATCCTGAAACTTGATATGCACAAAAGGAAGAAATGAGATACCAAAATATGCCAAGGGGTAATATTCTTTTGGGTCACCTAGTTTAGAAATTTCTAAATCTTTGCTGAAATTATGTTCCCAAATAGCCATGTAACCATCTGCTTTATTCCAGTATTCGGTATAAATATATGCTCTATCATTTTCATCAGTCATATCTACATCAATACGAATTTCAGTTACATAACCCCTAGCATTACAATTGACATAGGTAATATTCTTAGCATCAATTTCTTCAAAGTAAACCTTATCTACATCAGAAACTACTTTTAGAAACAAATCACCGTATAGTGATAAATGTCTAATCCACTTTGATTTTTGTCCGTTGAAATTACTCCATTTCAAAATTTGTTCAATGGATTCTTTCACTATATCGGAATTGGCTGATACAACTACATCACGAGGGGCAATCTTTGAAACAAAGAATTCCACACTTCTATGAACTACTGTGCGAATTGGTTTGAGTTTTTCAAGCTTCCCATAAATCCCCCCAAGTGATTTATAAATTCCAAGATTAGAATAAAGCTCATTGTTTGAGTAGTATTTATCCATCTTTTCATATAGTTGAGCGGGGGTCATATCTTTGATACTCAATAAATTTGTACTGTTAATTTGATTTGTCATTATTTCTCCTACTTTTTTAGTATTCCCCCATTAGGATTTCATGGGTGAAATTAGGGCTTTCCCTTCGACTTCTCAAACCTTCCGCTAGATAATTTTCCAAGAATATGACTCCCTGGTTGAAACTATCAAATTGGTCAAGATTCTTGCTATTAGGTGCTGAAAATAATTCATCCTCAAAATCAAATAGCCAAGGATAATTTTCAGAGGGTGGTGGAAGTAAGATGCAATTATTTTCAGCCCAAACCGATGCTAGATAACCTCTAGTAGTTTTATCCCCTCCACCATTAGATACTGGATTGAATGGGAACATTATTTGACTCATCCAATCGGGGGAAGTTTTAGCTATTGATTGCATTACAGATATTCCAGAGGATTTAGACTCAATGATTATCCCCTTGAGTTTGTATTTATACTTTTCAGCAAATTTTTCTATAGCTTCTTGCAATTCTGGATACTCAAGTTTTGCTCTATATACTTCCCGTAAGAATAACTTGTAATTAGAAGTTAATTCAAATACGCAACATGCAGAATAAGCGGAAGTTTCATTTATCGTTGAAGCTGTATCCCAAGAAATGTATCTTGCTACAATGTCGATATTATCTACTCTACTTTTGAACCAATCCTTTTTGTAGATATTTCCTGCAATTGTGGAAGGTCTTTGTTGTAATTGTCCCGCTATTGCTAACTCAGAACCTAGAGAGTCCTTCAACTCTTTCATTACTTGCACCCCAAACTTTTCAGGCCAAAGCAGTTCACCTACTTTTGTTCTTGGGTCTACAAAACCAATACTTGAAACAAACCTGATTCCTTCATACTCAGCGGGTAGTACAAGATTTTCATAAACTACATCTTTCTTAGATAACAAGTGTCCTGTTAAATCATCAACATGGAGTCTTTGCATGATAACTATTCTCACACCGGTTTCCATGTCATTCAAACGGGTAGAAACTGCCTCATCATATTTCTTATTTACATCATTCCTGATAGTCTCTGAGTAAATATCACTGGCTTTTAATGGGTCATCTACAACAACTATTTCTCCACCCTTCCCCATGATAGAACCATCCATACCAAAAGACTTTCTATACCCACCAATCGTATTTGTGAAGCTTGTTTTAGTATTATCGTCTTTAGCTAATTCAATATTGAATCTTTCTCTATACCAAGCCGACTCAATTAACTTTCTACATTCTGTACTTGGTTCAATTGCAGCGGTTTCAGAGTAACCAATAAACAGGAATTTCTTTTCAGGTTGAAATGTCCATATCCAAGCAGGGAAAAATACATCTGCAAGCAAACTTTTCATGTGTCGGAAGGGGATGTTGAGAATAAGGTTTCTTATGTATTTTTTCTCACTCCCAATATTTACCCCTATCACGGTTGCTTCTAAATAGTGACAAACTGCGTTGATATGCCATCCTGGTACAAAACTAGTCGTTGGGAATAGAACAGGCCAAGCTCTTACAACAAATTGATATAAACTTTTCTTGCAGATTTCACTTTCAATTTGTAAAGGTGAAGCTATTTCTAAATTTTTTATATTCAAATTCCCCCCTATAAATTATTCATCCTCTTCTTTCGTAATTTTCTTGACTAGATTTTCATATTGAAGCAATTCATCAATTGATAATGTACTCAAATCAATATTCTTATTGATATTTGTGTTTACGGATTCAACTTCAACTTTATTTCCAAATCCTCGGTTTCTCATCAGGGAAGATTTGAGTCCTTGAATAATCACGTACCTATCACCTTCCTTGATTTTCTGAATAAAAGCATTTTCAATTAAATCCATTTTGACTTCACGAGACTCCATCAATGCTTCTTTTAGTACAGGGTTTCTCATGATTCTGTTCCGTAATTCATGGGTACTTTTCAAACCTAGCAAGTGGGCTATTTCAGTAATATTTCCATAACAAGCATAAATAGCATCAATTACCTGTGAATCCTTTCTGTGATAACCACCTGCTTTCTTTGGTAAATCTCCACTCATAATTTATCCTCCTGGTAATTTGAAATTGAATAAAGACAACAGATAAGGAACAATTAAATCATGTAGATTGATACTCAAAATAAGAATAATTGTAAACATCCAAGAAAGTGTTTTGTGTTTACCCATCCAAATAACTATGGATGTGTCTTTCACTGTATCAATTTCCTTTTTGTTATCTTCAATAGTCTTTTCAATCGTATCTAAACGGGTTTTCATTTCATAATGTTCTTTTGAGTTGTCACTCGTTTTAGCTTCATGAGCAGTAAATTGTTTTTTCAATTCGTCTATACTGCCTTGTCTGTCGTCTAATCCTTTTTTTATTTCATCCTGCCCTACGTATAATTCAAGTACAAGTGTAAGAATCAAACTAACAGATTGTTCAGTAGTTAATTCCCCACGTGTTTTCATTTCTTCGATTTTTGAAATAATATCGCTTTTTGCCATTTGTAAATTTTTGCCTCCCTCTTTTAGAAATATTTGTAAATTGCTATTTAGATGATTTGATACCCAAAACTAAATGTAATGGTGGTGTTGGTTGTAGATGTAGTTGAATAAGTTAATGTTGCTCTATCATTCGTTGCATCACCCGTAATAAATACAATTGGGTTATTTGTACCGTTTGATATACCTAAACCAGTACATTGAGTAGATGTAGCAAAATTGGATGCAATTGGTAAAGACATTCCAAGAACAGTATTACCTGCCGCTGTTGCGTCTACCTGTACCTGACCATCAACCCTACAAACATTTCCTACCCTTGAATATCTCAATACAATAGCTGTACTTGCATCAATATTCGTTGTGTTGAATAAAGTAGGGGTATAAGTTGAACCCGTTGTAGTTGCAAGCGGGGCAAATAAACCATCTAAAAATGCTTTGATGTTAGCCCAACTTATTTTTTTAGTAACAGGTAAACCAACAACCAAAGTATCAACAGGAAAAACATCTGTATTCGTTAGTGTAGTAATTTCAGTTAAATCAGTAATTGTAGAATCAGCCATATTTATTTACCTCCCTTATGCAATTCTTACTACTGAAAAATAAGAGGTTGCATCAACATTAACAGAAATACCGGATAAATCTAAATAAACAGAAAAATAATTTCCATTTACCAAATCAATAGGACGAGTCGTTAATGAGAATTCAGGTTGTCTACTATTTTCAAGTTGTGTAGTTTCCCCTGATACAACGGTCAAGTTATTTACAAGAATAGCCGCTCTATATGTCAATAATGTAGATTGTCCTGTATGCAGGATATAAGCAGTAGCTATATAAGTACCAGCAGCGTTTACTGTAATTCTTTGCGTGTTTACGCTGGTAGAGTGCCAACCTGACGTATCATAATGTTCATTAGCCCAAGTAATAGCCCCATTCGGGACACTGTTTAAATTTGTTGCATTGTATACAGAACATCTATCTGTATAAGGAACATAAGCGGGGGCAACCCAAGCAGGAACACCAGCCGATATAGTTAATACTTTTCCTTCTGTGCCAGGTGCTAACCATGCAGGAGCAGAACCCGTTGAACGTAACAAAGAACCAGCCGCACCGATTCCAAGTCTTGCTCTTGCTGTATTACTGGTGAAATATGCCATATCACCAGCAGTTGTACCTACCCATAAAGCGTTTAAATTATCGCGTATTTGCTGATTGAATTGGGCAGCGGTAACAGTTTCCCCGACTACCCAAGTACGGGGCGTTGTATATGCCATAAGTTTTTATCTCCTTTCTAAATACCTAAAACGGTAGTTGAATTAAGTTCTGAATTGCCAAAAGTACCCAAAGCCCAATACAAACTTGCTAATGTTGAAGATGAAATTAATCCCCAGTGATAGTGAATGATTCCCCCTTGAGAAATTGTGTACTTTACATTTTGAATAAAGAATTCCCCATTGATAGAATTTATGGAATCTTCTACGTGAATCATTTCCCCTACATCATAAGAAAGAAAGGCAATCATTTCATGTGGGGTAATATTGGCTAATCCTGATATACCGTTCACATCAGTTATTGGTTCTTTATATTGATTTAATAAGGATGTAGCTATATCACTACTTACATAAGGATTATTTTGATATTTTTGTTCAATGGATAACTCTTCATATCCATAAGCTAATTCACTTGTAGAATCTTCTGTAATAAACTCAGTAGGATTGAAGAAATAAATACCTTTTCCCCTTGCCTGTAATTTAGTTACATACCCAGCAGTACCGCTAGTGTTTTGTAAAGAGTAGATTACATCAGCAGAACCATAAGTAGCAGTAACCACCAGATTAGCAGTTAAGTTTGTTCCTGTTCCATCACTATTAGCAAACATCAAATAATCTGTAGTTGCAACAGGCGCAACCATATCTTTACCATTCGTTCTTTCGGCAGTTTGGGAAGGATTTTTATAGGTAAGCTTTAATCCTGTTCTTGTAGTACCCGCTGATAATTGAACGGGTGAATCTAAGGATGCAAGTATTTGATTGGATGTATCTATCAATCTTGGGTATGCTTTTACTTTAATTCTGTTAGCTATCTTTTTACCAAAAGATACATCTGAATCGGTTACTTGCTCTAATGGTATTGATATTGCATTATGTAAGAGTAATTTGAATCCATCAGCCTGAGTAAGATAAAATCCGTCATTCTTAAGTAAGAATCCTTCACTTACGTGAGCAGTATCTAAATCATGTAGGTTTCTATGACTTCTACCTTCAAATACAACTCTTTCCCCGTTCAAATCCCCATGTCGTACATAAAAATACCCTAATTCAGACATAACTAATTTACTGATTTCAGCTAACGCTTTTGTTTCACTTCTCACACTGTCAAATACAGTTGTGAAAGTATCACTACCTATCATCAGTGTTTTATTAGTAGGGGGTTGGGGTGAAGCAATAAGAATAGTATTTATTGCTTCATCAGCCCTTTTATTTACCTGAATTGCGGGTGAAATCATAGGCATATTTGCGGCTACATTAATCCAATCCAATACAGTTACTTTTACATTTTTATAAGCATCTGTATAAGTTTCATAATCTAAATCCGCTATTCTACCGATGAAAGATTTATATATATAGGATTCGTTATACATAAATCGGGTATATATAAAAACTCTTGCCCCCTTTTTGAATCTGGTATCAAAATTTACATCTTCTGGTTTAAATAATCCATCTCTATCATTTAATGTAAATCTAGCACTACCAGTAGACGCGACTCTATCTAAAACAGAATTTCCATCAATACCATATTCAACATCTATATCCCCAATCAGATAGGGGGTTATTTCAAGATTGCCAATAATCGTATCTTGCACATATATCAATATTTCAGGATATACAGGTTGTTCAGCCATTGATTTAACCTCCTGTTGTCATTAGTGTGTCTCTGAGGACTCTTGCCAATTTTGCATAATCAATACGATTAGAATTTATTGCATTTATTAAATCTTGATTATCATTACCAGCCATTTTGTTAGATTGTGCATTAGAAAATACATTTGTTCCCGATGGGAAATCTACTAACTCCGGTCCTCTTTCACCTACCCAAGTTAAACCACTTGTAGTACCACCCATAGCACGTTTATTTGTAGGTAATGAAGGAGCATTAGGTATCTTTGCACTAGCAACTCTACCCAATAATTCAATTAGATTTCTTAATCCATCAGATAACCAGGAAACTTTATCAGTAACAGTATCTAAGAAACTGGCAAAATTAGCCAATCCTGAATTTATATAATTACCGATAAATTCACCTACTTTTTGAAATATGGGTAAAAGATTTCTATCTATAAATCCCCATAATGCTTCTAAAGCTGGTTTCAATATCGTATTCCATACAGTTGAAATCATTTCAAAATCTTTTACAAGAATAGTTCCAATCAATTCCCCTAATTTCACAATTACGGGTAAAAGATTTGCTGTAAACCAATCAGCACCCGTTTTGAAAGCAGGAACTAAAACGTTATTCCATATATCAGTTGCAGTCTGTATAGCTAAAGGTATATTTATAGATAACCAGGTTTTAACTTGATTAAATATAGGTTGTAAATTATTCCAAAATTCTGTACCTTTATCTCTCATTCCCATAAAGTTTTCTGTCCAACCCTTATACAATAAACCAGCCGCAACCCCAACTAAGGCTAATACTGCAATAACAGGAAGCATAGGAGCAGAGGCAGTAACAAAAGCAATAGCGGTAGTAATCCCCCATGCAGTAGCCGCAACCCCAAGAGCAGATAAGATACCTACAACAATAGGTTGATTAGTTTGAAACCATCCAACCAGGTTTTGAAAATTAGTTATTACATAAGGAATATTTTCAATAACTTTACTAGCTATATCCCCAACTCCATTTACAAAGGCAGTAATTCCCGCTTGTACTTCTGGTTTATTTAACATTTCACCAGCGGTTGTAGATAATTGAGCAAGTACAGGTAAAACTTTATTACCAATATCTTCTTGAATATTTCCAATCTTATTTTTAAATATTTCTAATTTACCAGCGGATGTTTCACCAGCAGCTTTAGCAACTCCACCGAATTCTTTTTCAAGTTCAGCAAGAATAACTTTTTGCGCTCCTGCCATATCCCCGCTGTCTTGCATTGCTTTAATTTGTTTCTTTTGCTCTTCGGTAAATGTGACTCCAACTCGGGTAAGTGCTGATATACCATCAATCGGGTTATTCAATGCTTTACCTAATTGAATAGCACTACCTTTCAAATCAGTACCCATTTTCTGAGACATATTCAACATTGCTTCTGTAGCTGTAGGAAAAACATCTTTACCAATATTTGTAAAAGTTAACAACATGTTTTCCCCACTTACGATTGTGTCATCTTCAAATTTAGTTACCTCAGATAAAGATTTAGCTAATCCATTTACGCTATCAGCCGTCATTCCACTTACACCACCAGTAGATTTCAAGGTTGCATTTAAATCAGCCTGTATAGATTCAGCATCCATAGCCGCTTTTGTAGATATACCTATCAATCCAGTCAAACCAGCTATACCAGCACCAGCTAAACCAATTGCACCAGCGACGACTCCACCACCGATACCAGCGAGTCCATTAACTAAATCACCAGCACCCGATTTAGCCTTATCAATACCTTTGAGTAATCCAGATATATCAGCCCCAATAGGGACTATAAGTTTCTCAAGTTCCAATTTATTTACTCCTTTCTAACTCATCATTAAACGAAATAAACGCGCTTTAGTTTGTAAATCATCGTTTACGATAGTTGAAGTTGGTTTTATATCGTTATCTGATTTTAGAAAATCAAACATAAAATCTTTTGGGGTTAATATTTTTTGTTTATCGCTATTTCTATGAGAGTTATAGATAGATGACGCAATTACCCCCATTCTCATATCTTCTCTTACATCTCTAAATGGATATATAGAAAAATATGCTTTCCACTCTGTCAACTCTGAGGCTGATATATTCTCTAATCCATCTTCTACAGATTTCCACCCTAATTCTCTAGCAAGATGAAAGTAAAACAATCTATCTACACGTTTTTTAGATTATTTTTTGCCTCATTGATAGCGTTAGAAGAAATATTACTCAATTGAACAGCCTTATCAGATAACTTTACAAGAATAGCAATAGAGTTATTTTCAATGATTGCAGGTACATCTTCCATAGTAAATAAAGAATTCCCCTCTTCATCACAAGCAGATAAAGCAATAATCATAGCTAAAGCCTGAATATTGGTAGGTTTATTTTCCCCGTTAGATTCTTTTGCCAGTAATTCAACATCAGCACCCGACATTTCACGAATAAAAATCCCCATACCATCTTCTAATTCAACAAATTCTTTATTCAATTTTTTCTTTGTAAGAAAACTAGATTTACTTATTACTGTATTTTTTGTCATCCTCCCTCCGTATCACTAATGTAAATATCTATTTAGATTAATAACAGGGGAGCTTCATAATCCCCTGTTATATTTATTTAGAATCCTGTTACATCTCCACTTGGTCTGAATTCAACTATCATTGCTAGTAAATCAGGTGAAGTTGCATCAGCAGTTCCCAATTCAATGCTGATTGGAAAACATGAGAATGACCAATCGGTTATTCCACTTGCAGCAGGGAAATCTATACTATATGTTGCCACTGTACCCGCATCAATATCAGTTTTTACTAAATCATAATTTGCTTTAGTACAAATAAATGTAGCCTGGAAAGTTTCTGCCTCAATTAATCCATCAGGAATGTAGGTTCTTAATCCACTGGAAGCATGATTGGTAGATTCAATAGAACCAGTTGAAATCTTGGGTAATTCGATATTGGTCATTTCACCAACAGATGTACTGGCTTTCTTTAACAAAATTCCATAGTTTGTAATTGCCATAATTTAATCTCCTTCTATGCAGTTGTCAAAGAACCGGTAGGTTGGATTTCTATTGTTGCCTTGATTACATCAGGGGAAGTAGCATCAGCTCCAAGAATTTGAAAGCTCTTGAAGAAAGCCTGAAAAGTAATCGTTGTAAAATCACCAACACCAGTTAGTTGAAAATTGCTAATAGTCTTTGCTCTCATATCAGTCTTGATTAGAGTAATCAAACTCGCATCACAAATATAAGTTGCAGAAAAAGCATCAATACCCTTGAGTCCAGATGCAATAAAAGTTTTTAATCCACCAGAGGCATGATTGGTTGATTCAAGTGCATCTGTTATATATTTAGGTAAATCTACACTTGAAGCACTACCAACTGTTGCATAAACACCTGGGGTTACAGTTTCGCGTGAAAGAATCACACCATAATTGCTATTTGCCATAATTTAAACTCCTGTTGTTATTTGTTATAAATAAAGAAGTCTCTAACAGCAACGTAGAGTCCATCTTCTTTGAATTCTTTTAAACTATCAGTGGGAATAGATATTTCAAAATCAGTATGATTACCAATCAATTTACTTTCAACTGCTGTTACTAAACTTTTCAATCCTGAATAAGTTGTAGCTATATGAGTAATCTGCATCCAATCCCGTTTTATATCAGTTGCACCTGTATGAGTCATAAAGTTCTTACGTGATACTCTCATATAAACAACAGCCGGTAAAGTAGCTTCTACTGGTTTCTCTAATACATAAACTTTCACACCTGTAATAGTCTCTAAAACATTAACTAAAGTTGTGTCAATGTCGCTCATTTACCCTCCAATCTTCTTTAGTTGCTTATCTAAACTATTATGTACGTAAGCTATCATTTCATCACTGACTTCATCAATAGCTGGGCGCATGTAAGGTTTCTTTATTTCTACATACCAAGCATATTCAGCATTGACTCTTACCTCTGCCCCTTTTTCTGTCTTGACAGTTTCATGTGAATTTCTAAGGAAGCCAGTTCTTACAGGGGCGTTTTCCATTGATTTCTTTTGAAGTATGTATCCTGCCCCTACTAATGAATCGCTGAAATCAATATCTTTCAACCCCTCGAATTGAGATAACAATTTAGATAATCCCTCTGTCATCTCTACACACTCACACGTTTTAATTTAATAACGGTACAACTTTCCCCTATTTCGGGATATTCATTTAATTTGAAAGTTATATTTGTCGTTGTACCTAAAATTGAAGTAATAACAATCTTGTCATTTATTCTAATTGTTTGAGTAAGTGGGAGTCGGATTACAGCATCATATTCAACCAGGATTATGCTATTTCGATAGAATATCATTCCACCTGTTAGATAAAATCCACAATTTATATTTGAATCTGTTGAAGAAATCGACTCTGTTACATCCCCATAAGCATCTTTAGAAATCGTGATATGTTGAATATTGCATTTACTGTTGTAAGTATTTACTTGACTTGTTTCAATACGGGTTATTTCCCCTGATGTTAGTTTTCTCATGGGTTACCACCTTTTGTAATAAAAAGGCTGAAACTCATCCAAATTAGTAGGATAAGGATACCCGTAAGGATTTACATCGTATGAGATTGTAGTAATAATCGGGGCGTTTATATATGCAGATGCTTTAATCAAAGCAGTATTCAATAAATCTGTGACCTGTGTAAAGGCTTGACTTCTTGAATGTGATGTACCATCAGCACTAAAATCATAATCTTGAGAAATCTCATTTAGAACCTTAGTCCATATCTCTACATCTGCTAAAGCATATAGCTTTAGTAAATTCACATTTACAGTAGTGTCAATTTCAGATACAGAAGCGACTCCATAAGCTAAAAGTGTATTCGTTTCGATTAATTCAACATCAGCACCCGATAAGGGAAGGTTTGTTATCCAACTACCAGCAGTAGCGGTAATGTATTGATTTAATATATTAGTCATTTATTTGACCTCCCTTCTTTTTTGAAATAGATTTTCAAAAAAGGGTCTAAGAGTAGTGCTTAAGGGTATACAAAATCCTCCTTTTCTTGAATTCCTTTATGTATACCCTTATTCACTTGTTAGCTAATTGTGGGATTTGCCCAGTTAGCAGCACCTATATAAAGAACAGCACCAGCAGTTCTGTTCCAAACTCCGAATCCATATTCATATTCAAAGTTCTTAGCCATTAGAGGGAAATCAACCATTTCAGCAGCTAGTCTTAAGCCTTGTAGTTGAGTTTGTGGGCGTTGGCGGAAACCTAGTAATTTCTCACCAGTATCTGCATAGCAAAGAATGTAGTTTGCAACTGCCCAAGGCTTTACCCAAACCTCAGTTCCTTCATCCACCCAGTAACCAATTAATCTATCATTCAATGGTGCTGTTACATCATTTGAACGAATAGCTGTTCCTAGGACATTTGATAATCCGGCAGGATTTAGAGCCTTGAAATTAGTTAGTGCTATTACTGCGGCTTTATTGGTTAGAGAGATAACTAACTTAACTCCACGAGTATGACCATGTTCCACAACATTTGAAACTAGTGCATCAACATTAGTATTTGATACAGGAGTAGATGCAGAATAATGTTGGTGAGTAGAACCATCAAATGTAGTAGTACCAAAAGAGGGTAAAGCCATACCATCTGCATTTACCAATCTTTTTACTGCTAAAGTTACACCGTTGGTTAGTTTATCTACGAATGAATAGTTAGCATTATTATAAATAGCGCGTTGAATATTCTTATTGAAAGTTACATAAGCACCTGTTTGAATTTGTAGATATTTTTCTGCAATTTCAGCGGGGGTTGCAATTTGTAGATATTTCTGAGTAGCACCCCAAGCAGAACCATAAGAGCGTAATGGGAAAGCAACAGTTTCACCAGTAACAAGTTTACGAGTAGCAGCATTACCAAATTCATCTAGTTCAACTTGTTCAATGTAACCATTTGTACCAAAAACTCTCTGTTGTTCTGTTAGAGGTTCAGCTAGTCCTGCAAGCATTTCAATTCTTTGACCATTATGAAAATCCAGGTCAGCTTGTAGAACACGATTAATAGTATCTAGACCAAAATCTGCGGCACTTGCATAGCGCACCGCCTTTAGGTCATCAACTGAGTTTGTTCCTGTTTTATCGTTCATTTTCTAAATCCTCCTTTAGCGTAATACAACAATGTCAGTTTCAGAAACAGCCATAGCAATTGGGTCATCATTTACAGCTATCTTGGTATCTGAAATCTTTCCTGCTGTATCTGAAACAAAGAATATCGCACCAGGAGTTAAAGATGTTGAGCAATCCATACGAGAACCAGCACCAAATAGTGTTACAGGGCAACCGGATGCAACTACATCGGGTGTAAAACCTGCATAAGCAGATACACCTGATGCTATAACAACAGTTGAAACACTCTTGTAAACGAGTCCATCAGCGCCAATATAGCAAGGTGCGCAAACAGGTAGAGCTTCACCTGCAAAAAGTTCACTGATACGTACAGCATGTCTTGCGCTGTTAGCATCTAGTGAAGAAGTCAAACTAATAGTTAAATCAGCCATTTTAAATTCTCCATAATATTAATAATTTACCTTGGAAGGTTTGAATGAATTGTTATTATCCTTTCCATTCTTGGGTGTAGTTGGAATGGTTTTCTTTTCACCATTCAAATCACCACTATTTTCTGATAGAAATTCCATCTTTTCTAAAAGCGTCATTTTATCTAATAGCTTCTTATAAGGTTCAGGAATATCTTTCAGTTGGTCAGCTATTAATGCCCCAAACTTTTTTTCATAAGCATCAATAGTTTCTTGCAATGAAATCTTTTCAGATTCATATTCAGATTGCTTTGCAGAGAATGTACGTTTCTCTTTAGCGAGTCTGTCTTTGACAATTTGATTAACTTGTTCCTCAGTAAATGACTTAGTTTTCTTTTCAGGTGTTCCAACCTGTTCTTCTTGAGTTTCAGTTTCAATTGTTTCTTCAATTAAGGTTTCTTCGGTCATTTTGTTCTCCTTGGTTTAATGTCCTCAAGTAGGACGACCTCTACAAAGTAGAGTAAATATGATGTAACCTCATAAGAGGTTTAATAATTGATTTGCTAGTCTGACTTCCACCGGTTTTTAGCCGACTATTACGGTTAGCTTTCCTGAATACCTCTCTGTGCAATCCTGTAGCGTTCAGAGAGATTTATTTTGCTATTTTGTACTGTGTATCGTTCTTTCTATTTCTCCCCTCAGAAATGCCATTCAGATGAACAAAGCAAAATTTTTTATTTTAGGGATTTTCCCAGAGCGGAGGTAGTAAAGTTTTTGCTTAGAATTCAGTTTCTTATATTCTTCAACATCTTCTTTTGGGATTTTATCTATTACGGATAGTAGTATTTTCTCTACTTCTTTGTTATTTTTCACTCGTGCCTCCTAATATTATTTAGTTTTTCATCCAACCTAGGTTATTAGTCGGTAACAACCTAGGTTGGATTAACGGAGGTTCTGTGGTAGACATGGATTATCTGCCACATAAATTCTTTATTTCCAACCGACTTTAGGTTTACTTGGGAGTATTTTTATCCAAGGGGATAGTTCATTGAATAAAGCTTCCAGAATTACCACATCATTTTTGTTGTAGCTTTGCATTATTTCGAGAGCTTCTTTATCCCCCGCCTCTGCTTTCAACCAATTTTCCAAACCACCACTTTCTGATTTATGCGGAATTTCCAGTTGCCTACAGAGAAAATCAAGTTTATTTGAACTAAATCCAAATTGATTTCTTGCTATTCTTACGGTATCTAGACTCTTGTGAGGTCTTGGAGGGGGGAGTTTGTTTGTTAAAAACCGAGTGTAAATCTTCTTTTCATCAAACGAAATCGAGTTATGTCCTATTAGAATATCTGCTTCATCAATTAGCTTCCAGAGAGATTTGCAAATTCTTTTGTCATTCTTTTTCTTAGCTTCCCCTGAGGTTAGTACATCACTAAACATTTCCTCATTTCCCAACCATTTTGCAGACCAACTCAAAATTACATAATCGCTTATTATATTTTCTGGATTTATATAATCCACTTTTAAATTCCAGGTATGTACAGTTAGTGTGCTTGTTTCTATATCCAGTAATAAAACTTTTGGTTGTTCAATCTCTGTATTGATAAGCCAATTTTTCTTTTGTTGATTCAGGATACAAAATCTACTTCTAATAGCATCCTGTGAATATTTTTTAAAAATCTCTTTTATTTCTATATAACTTAAGCCTTTATTTTTTAGCTTGAGTAATAATTCATCATCTTCTTTCTGCCATGTTATCCATGTTTTAGTCATCTAAATTTCTCTCCGCTTTCGAGAGGCGGCGTTGCAAGCTTGAGGTAATAGCTCTAACTCTATTTCACTCTAACCAAGCTCCTTTATGTGTAATTACCTTTTGTTGCTCTCTTTTTATAAGATTAGGGAATAATTGTCCCTATATTACTATTGTCAATGGGGAAGGTATTTGTGATAATTTTTGCACCTGTTTTCATAAAATATCTGTATAAATGTTGAATATAGTTCTTTATACTCTTGAGGTAGACAAATTCCCTAGTAATATACTAATAAAGTATAGCTAGTAATATAAGATACATATAATCTAGTAAACAGACAACCTAGTTTTACAAACCCGATAAAGGGTACTCTTGAGGGTAGCTTCTAGAGCTACAGGCTACTTCACGCTACTTGTTACAAGAGTTTCTATTCTCTTATAGTGCAAGAGGCTCAGGTGGTAGTTTAACCACGCTTTTCACCAAATTCCACACTTCTTAAGTGCGTACCGACGGTCATGGAGACTTTTCCTTAACCACTCTGATTAACTTATTAGTTAAATCCAGTTTGTAGAAGTAATCAGCCAATTCATCCATGAAATCTGAGTTTTAGTCTGTTTTATGTTCTGTAGAGGGGAAAATAATTTCCCCTCTACTACTATTGTCAATGAGAAACCATTTATTGATAAAAGTTAAACTAATCTGCCATACCTGTACCCAATATTCTCTAGATGCTCAGTCTCATCAAACCTGGTAAACGGTATTTCATGACTTGCATATTGCCTTTCAAAGCGGGATTGAATTTTTATCAACTCTGAAAGCCAGTTAGGATACTCCCCTTTATTACCATATTTCTTGAAGCACTCAGAACAAATATCCCTATAACAAATCCTTTTTCCACAAACTGCACATGTTCTAAACATTCTCTACTACTGATAGATTCTCTCTATCAAACAGAAAAGTTGTGTTTAAAACTACGCCAATTCTCTGAATTTCATACCCATAAAAATACTCACTAACTTTTAGAATTCCTAAATTGGCGTTTTCAATTGTATTTTCTAGGCTATCAACTAAAAGTTTAAAAAGTGAAATAGCATCTTGTAGGTTATTTCCTACTTCTACAATTGTAGATACATTGTCTAAGTCTACTTCACCGTCATAAATAACTATCTCATATCTATTTTCCATGATTATTTAACCTCCATAACAGAAATCCTTTCCTGATGTTCTAGTTGTAAAAGAGCGAATTTAATTTCAAGTGCCTTAATAGCAGCTCGTTGAAGCAAAATTTCAAATTTCAATCTTTCAGTTTCATTTTTGATTTCCAATAATTTATTCATAATATCCTCCGTATTAATTCTTGTTGTAATGGGATAAGCTAAGGAACACTTGCACCCCATGACCAAAATCAGCCACTTCACCATACTTGTTGAACTCGGTTAATTTTGCTTTGTAGGATTTCTTTTCTTCAGTCTCTTTGATTTCGATATTCTCTACCCCATCATTCAGTAATTGTTCTAAAACTGCTTTATCTATCCCCCAAGCATTTAGCTTTTTGAAAAGGTGCTTACTTTTCTTGACTGACTTGATGAAAGTATTGCCTTTTACCTGCCCTATTATTCTATTGTTGTTATTCCTATAAATTGTGTTCATAACTCCTCCATAAATGCCCCAATGGGAAATACTCCCAGTTGGGTTGTGTGACTCAAAGATTTAATTGTAAAAAAATGGGTTTTGTTTCGGGGCAAGTGCTGTAAACTTACCCTATCTAATGTTCTATACTAATTCTACATCAAACCGATATTTATTGATAAAAGTTAAAATTGCTGAACTCTTTGGGGAATTTATTTATCTAAAAGAAGTCTATCACAAACCGATATTTAGTGATAAAAGTTAAAAAAGCCCTACTTTTTGTAGGGCTTTGATAGGGTGATGGGTGATTATAAACTCAATACTTTCATTGCATCCAATTTAGTATTCTCTTCATTCCTTCTGTCATAACGAGCAGTTGTGGCTATATTCGTATGCCTTGCCATTTTTGCCACTGTGAATACATCCACTTTAGCTACTAGCAAATCCGAGATAAAAGTACGCCTCAAATCATGCGGAGAAAAGGTTTTTATCCCTGCTCTTTCTGCTCTCTTTTTCAGAATGTAATAGATTGCATGGGGTGATAATTTATGTCTGAAAATGTTATCCCAAAAATCAACATGATAGAAAACAACACCTTTTTCTTCCCCACGAATTTCTATCCATCTTTCCAAAGCTATTACAGCATCTTCTAATAAATATCCCCTTGCTTTCTTGTTTCGTTTTCCATCAATGATGAAGCTGGAGTCACTTCTGGAATAGTTTTCATAAAGTAAATTCGTTGCCTCTGCCCTTCTCAAACCCATCGAATACATCACAGAAATCAAGGCTAAATCTCTAACCCCTTTGATGGATGTATCAAAAGCACAATCATCTATTAAAGCATGTAATTCAGATTTCTCAAGCATCCTACCAGCGGGTAAAGAAGTCCCGATAATTGGGGCAAGTCGGATTGCTCTTTGATAAGTATCAGCATCCATCAAACCAAGTAACCAGCATTGCTCTAAAACACTTCTCAAGGATGATAACGTTCTATGACAAGTGGCAGGGGCGTATTTATTTACAATATCTGCTCTTACCTTTGCAGTATCCTGATAGCTAACTTTACTCCAATCGAATTCAAGCGCATCTTTACATTCACTATCGGACATTATTGAGACACAATAATTCAATCCATAGATGGAAATACGTGCTGATTCTTTTCCGATTTGGGAAAGATAGACTTTTACGGGACTCACAGGATTATTGCTCAT